AACAAGTGCGTCTTGGAACGCATTATTTAATAATTTAAAATAATTTTGCTGATTTAGTTTATAATTTATGTACTGGGTCATCTGTTGCGCATTTGCAACATCTTCCGGGTTTCTAGGCACAAACTCTACTGGTGTACCAGTACCAAGAAAAACACGCATTAAGCTAGGTTTAATGGCTCTTACAGCATCCCTGCACTTTGTTGCGACTACTCTTGAACGACCCTCTTCATATCCTAAACGTGTCTTTCCGTCAAAGTATTGTTGGCTTAACGTGCGCTCAGGCACTATTTCTGAATCAATAAAATCTACGGCATCCTCAATGGCTGTGCTAACGATAGATTCTATTTGACCTTCATCTAAAGGCTCTATTTCTGCCAAAGATAACTCCATCTGTAAAATGTTGCAATTATATCACTACTTGAGTGACTTTACTATTTTATAATCTTCACGCGTTGCCTTCGCACGCTCATACCTTTTTTTATTAGGAATAACCTGTTTTGCTCTTCGATTTTGTAGCATAACCCTTGCAATTGGATTTATACGTTTAATTTCAAATTTCTTTACCATTTGGAATTATTTGGCAAAATGGCTTTGCCTGATAAACTTGTGGAAAAGTGAGTGCTTTATTGGCTTTTTCAATTGAAACTTCAAAGCACTTTTCTTTTGTTGATTGTAGTTCTTCCCCTGTAATTAAGACACAGCTTTTAGCCATTGGAGAAGAGCATAACAATATAAGAACCATCCACATTATTTTAAATTAAGTTGCCAATGGGGAGCGTCCATGAAAACTTTCCTTCCTTGTTTTGAGCGTGTAGATATATAGTCCTGAATCATATCTGAGCATACCATATTACAACCAGCCACATCTTTAATGTGCCAGCAAGCACCCCAAGATAAATTATTTATTCCCAACTCTTTAGCAGATTTAACTATAGCCTCTCCTGCTAATGCATAAGTATCTAACTCCCAACAAGCTCGACCATCGACTATTGTGTACATATCGACTGCATGAGAAAAACCAGTGCTTTCTTGAATGATATGTTTGCTATTCATTGTGGTAGATGCCCCAGATTTAACCAGTAAAGCCTGTCGGCTTTTACTTCGCACACCTTCAGAAATTCCGAAATCGATAGCTGAATAACCTATCGCCTTTTTAAATATTTTAACTAAATCGGGATGTACCCCTTCTAGTTTTGATAAAGATTTTGTTCCGAACTTGAATGCCATGCCTATTCCTTCCTTTTATCCTGTCAACTGGTATTCGCCTTTGACCCAACCAATTATTTTGATAACGAAAAATCTCACCACTTTTTGCAACTCCAATATCTTGCGCTAAGTTTCGAGGGTGGGCTTGAGTCGCATCTGTGTCTTGCTCTGAAACTTTTTCGTCTTTTTGGGTCATTTTTTTTAATACTCATGTTGGGATCACCAAATCGCACTAATTTAACTTGGCTACCTTGCTTGGCTAATACAGCAAACTTTTTACTTTTGTTTGGGGTTCTTTTGGGTTTGTTGTAACCAGAAAATCTTTCACCCCTGTACTCAATACTCATTTTTTCTTTTTTGGTTTCTTTGCTGTTTTAGCTGATTGAATAAACGCCTTTTTTGTAGGCGCACCTTTAGATCCCGGTTTACGCATTTTTTCATTGCTACCGGCTTTTATTCTTTTTCTTTTAGCGTGAATATTCGCATATAATCCTGCCATTATTTCATTCCTTTCGTATCAGTACCTTGTTTTTTGTCATAAGATCTCATTGCCCCTAGCCCCAACATCCCCATTAAAAGAGGCATCATCATGCTCATGTCAGCTTGTGGAATTGTAATCCCAAAACCAGCGCAAATTGGACTTACTAAAAAATTCACACCCATGCCTAAAACAGCAATATAGCCAGCTAATGGTCGCCAGCTTGATTGAAACCAATTACCTTGAGCATCGGCTTTTAGAACTTCAATTTGAGCAATTGTTTCTTGATGCGCCATTTGTGCTATATCTTGAGATATTTTTCTTTTTAAATCTGCATCAGGAATAGCTTTGTCTAACAGCTTTGCAACCGGTGCTACCAAATTCATAATGCTCATTGATAAATTCCTTCTAATGTATTTGCCCAACTATCTTTTTCTAAATTTTCAACAAGAAATTTTGCCTTTGCGATACGCTTTGTTACCTTTTGTTCTACTTCAGATATTGGCTTAAAAAGTACACGCTCCAAATCACTCGCCACAAAAGCAACAGCATCACAATGTTCAGAAGTTAATGGGGTTTTCTTTCCACCAAACGCAGTAAAAAACTGATACCCTTTTTGTCTGCCTGTACCATCTTTTGTTTTGTATCTTGAACTTTTAACTTGCAATCTAATTATCCCTTGTTGCCCACGATCCACAACAATATCTACAGTTCCTAACCTGACTATTTCGCATTTTTCCCCTAATTTTAATAAAGTAGATGCACATATATGCTCACCTAACTGACCATTTGTAATATTATCATTGCCCACATTATCGCCTCATAGATTGTTCTATTCTGTCTAACTTTGCATTTATATCTTTGACATGATCTTTTATCTCTTTAATCTCTCGATCATGGGTTAAATTGGTTTGCTCAAATAATTTTTCTAGTACAGTAATTTTAGTGTAATGAGTGACTTGTTTTTGATGCATCCACCAAACAAACCCACCTACAGGAAGAACAACGTATGTCATTACTTGCTCAATCATTTTTTGCTCTCTGATTGACCTAGCCAAATAGCGAAACAGCCTGAAAAACAGCCAAAAATTATCGATGCAAAAGAAGTTTGATTAATGGTTGGATCTGGCAAATTAATCATCCAATTTGTCACATAAAAAGCCATAATTGTAATAGCAAGCATCATTAGTCTTGGAATAATGCGCCACTTATCAAAGAAAACACTCATGCCTGTTGCTCCTTTAAATATTTTGCTAAAAATACAATGCCTAACGCACCGGCAATAAAAAAAATACCTATGAAAATTACACCAAAAATAGTGTAGAGCGTGTCACGAAATTCGGCTTTCTTTTTTAAAATTTCTCTTTGTTTGGCTCTTTCTTCAGCAATTAATTTATTAAGAGCAATCCATTGATCATTTCCATTTTTTCCATACAGCATAAAAGTTTCACGCAATTTATCTCTAGCTTGTTTCAATTCTTCCTGCTTAAAAAACCGATCTATTGCTGTACTTTCTGCACCAGTAAATTTAGCCAAAAAACTGTTTTTCTTACGTTGCGCCCCAAAGTTTAATTCAGCCTCTGCCTTGGCATATTTTTGTAAGGGTACTGATAATGAAGAAATATCTTTTCCTGCTTTGATAGCACTGGAAATTGCGCCTGACGCACTTGTAATAACAGCAATGCAGGACATAGGGTCTATCATTTAGGTTTCCTCGTAACTTGATCGAGTAAACCAGATCCACCACCCATCTGTTTTTTTAATTTTTGAAGTTGATCGTAATTTAAGTCTAAATTTTGTGCTTGATCAAAAGTAAGGTTTAAAACCTCATTTATTATACCTTTAGATTTGCTGGATAAACTTTTTGTGTTATCCTTTCGTATGCTCCCAGTATCTCCTGAGATGTTATCTCCGCTACTGGTTTGCGATCTATCATTCTTTGAAAGGCTCGATCTAGCAGATCCTCTTGCATTGGCAGTAAATTTTGTAGCCTCTCCATGCCCAAGGAAGTTCTTATCTTCTGTGAAAAATCTTTTAGTTGCGTTTGATCTACCATTTTCATTTCCTTTATATCGCATTACTACGACTTCAGGCATACCAAATTTTGGATTCCATCCATCGTTAGTCCAAGCGTTTATTAAATCATTATAATCATTAATTGTATGTTCTGCAAGATATACGTCTTTATCAAAAGGAATTACATCCTCAACTTCAAAACCAAAATCTGCATAATATTCAGGTAAAAATCCATCAGGATATTTTTCAGATTTGACATTAAACGCATCAAGAACAGTTACACCTTCCTCAATTGATTTTAAAACTGTAGCTGGTGCTGACATACCTGATACACCAACTTCATTACTGACTACACCTACTAATGCTTTATCATTTTTTTGAGGTTTAAAATTTGGAAAATAACTATAATCTGGATTCTTATCTATTCCAAAAAATATTTTGTTATCACCTAACTGAAAAGCCTCAAAAGTACCCTTTTTAGTTTTTTCTGTAATTTCTTTTGCTGTGTAGTTAGTCAAACTTGCTCTATATGGGCTAGTTTTAATAGCATCTTCAAATTCTACAGGAGATAATCCACCACCCTTACCTAATAAATATGGTTTAGTGCTTGGTTTCCAATTTCCAGACAACATATCAACAGCTACTTGTGCTTGCCCAGCTTGCTCAATAAAACTACCTGATCCACGTAAAGATCTTTCTATCGCAGAAACTTTTTGTGGTGTAAGTGTTTCAACTAATTTTGATGCTCCAGCTTTTAGATCAAATGCCCTTCTTATTCCTGCCTCATTAGACCTTAATTTTTGAGCGTCATAAAAATCAGAATACAATACTGGCATTGATACTGGATTTGCAAATCTTCCAAAAACTTCAGCAAACAAACCAGTAGAATAACTAGGGTGACTAGGAAATCCTTCTTTGCCTAATTCAACTAATCCTTTATCATAATTAGGCTTTAACAATAAAAGTGTATCTCTAGCATTTGATCTTCCTGTATTAAAACCAGCCGTACTTTTATCTACTGTTGCATTTAAAATTGACGCTACTCTTGGCGCACCTAAATTTTGCGCTTGTTTAGACATTAAAATGCTTGCAATTTTTTTCTTAGTTTCAAATCCAGTATTGGCGTTTAACCATTTTTCTAAATTAGGACTGTCAAAACCGGGAAAATCTTTTAATTCTGTAAAAAAACTTTGCTTTCCTTTTTCTGAACTTGTTTTAACTTGGGTATGGGCATCTCGTACCATCTGATTAATGACTTTTACGTTTTGTGGTGCTAGCCTATTATCCCTGACATAAGCCATCATAGTTTTAGTCATTGCATTATTAAAACTTTGATTGCTAATGTGCGAATCTGATTTCATATTTGCAACGCCAAGCAAATCTGCTCTATTTCTTATTTTTTTTTCGGCTGTTTTTTGCGTATCAGCCCATCCTAATCCCTTCTGCATTTGCGCCTGTTGCATTGGATATCTTCCACCACCTAACAATGGTTCTGGATTAGTTACATAAGAACTATCAATACCTTTATAATATCGACCAGCATCCAATAAATCTGCAACTGTTGGCTTTATAGTCATACCAATTAAATCCCTTGGATTAACAACTGGTACATCTTTATATTTCATTGCTGGTGATACTTCTAAATCTGGGCTTTTTGCTTTTGCTGGCACTTTTTTTGTTTCAATACTGTCATCAAGCATTTGTTTAGCTTGCGTGACATTGCCGGGGATTCCTAAAGACGCTACATTTCCAATTAATCCAAATAATCTTTGCAGTGCTAATAATTTTTGACCTTTAGATAAAGCATCCATTAGACCAGCACTTTCTTCGCCAGCACCTAATACATCACTAGCAGGGTTCATCATTGCAGTTATCCCCACAGGCGCATCTACCATCGAACCAGCATCTCTAGGATTTCTGGGCAGATAATAATTTAATAATTCTGCAACTTTTTGGTTTTGCCTGTTTAGAAAAGCATTGCGCTGTCTAGCATCAGGCAAAAAATCAAATATGCTCACTTCTTCTTTTTACTCTTTGTAGTTTTTTTCTTATCTTTTTTATACTGAGCCATACCTTTTGCAGTATAAGCGTACTTCTTCCCACCTAATTTTGGCATCATGCTACTCCTTGTAAGTTTCTTTTTATGGGTTGATTCCAACGGCTCATATGCCCACCCCTAAGAGCCACAGCACTGTCATGGCTCATAGTCAGTACAAGGCTGTCAGCGCGATCAGGGCTAGGCATTCCACGCTTTCGCATTTCATCCTTACTCTCGATCTTTGCCTTGCCACTGGAATTAAATGAATAACGTACAGCAATCATTTCATTGATTAACTTATCGTCATTCGGTAATTTACAATCACGATTTTCTAAAAAAGCTTTCAGCTTAAACCATAATTCAGCACGCAAATTTATATAATTGGTTTTCATAGCTGGACTTTCAGACACATTAATGCCTATCGCTGGCAATCCTAATTCAGACAATCGATCTACACAGCCACTCCCCAAGCCAATACTATCAATAAAAATAGATTCAGGCTGTGATGCAGGGTGTAAAGCGTCATATTCAGCCTTAACACGACCACATAACTGCATCAGGTCTAAACCCTTCCACGTCATTACTTCGGTCACTGTGTTGCCTTTACGCTTGCACAAAGCAGAGGCATCATTGCCGTACCGGCTTACATCTAGACCCCATATAGTCATCGCACTTGGATTTTCCTCAATATCCCTGTCAATCGCTGATTTGCACAAATGATATGGAATAATCGTATTATCATCTACAGTTGGAAATTCACCCAACACACGCACCGCAAATTCTGGACTTTCTTCCCCATATCGCTCGATCATTTCATCAATAAATTTTTTACTAACCAATGGTGAATTGATGCATGACCATGTACGTGTCCACCATGTTGATTTAGGGTTCATGTGACTATCGTAAAACGTACCTGAAGATTTCGTAGGGTTGGATATCAGCAAGGTTGTACAATTTTCCCCAGACATAGACCCAGCACCCACCTCAAACGTCTTTTCATGCACACCAGATGCCTCATCAGCGATCAACAGCACGCACCCCCTGCCATTCTCACCCGGTGCTTGGTGAACCCCTGCAAACGCCTCTGGCTGTTCTGGTCTAGCCACTTTTGCACTAATAAAGCATTCAGAAGGCGCAGAAATTAACTCAATTCTGTCCGACTTAACATTAATCAAACTACGCAGGGGTGTAGGTAATTTATTTAAATTAGATTTTAATTCTGCGAAAACGGCATCCATTAGCTGGGTCTGGGTGGGGGATGTCACGATTATTTTGGCCTTGCGTGTTAGTAAATACCAAATCATCAGCCAACTAGCGCAAGAAGATTTTCCACAGCCATGACCAGCCTTAATCGAGAGCCTTCTTACCTTTTGATTGACAGCATTCAGCAATTCAGCCTGATAATCAAACGGCTCAATATCCAGCACTTCAGACACAAATAAAACCGGGTCATCGCTGTATCGATCCAAAAACTCTGCAAATGGATTAGTGGACATACCCACCCCTTAAATGTGGAAATAAATCTTCTAATGCCTCTTCAGTCGCAAATTCTAAAATGGCTGTTGTCAATTCCGGTGCTTTGCAAGTTGACATAATCGTCACTAAATCATTCTTCACACCCAGCATCACGATTTCGTCATACTTGTGTTGCAGGAAATCGTGCAGATTATTTGTTTTCAATAGTTTTTGCATGGATCGGTTTCTTTGTTAACGCATCGAGATGCAAATCACCCACGTTTATTGTTACTGCATTTTGCCGTTGCCCATAATTTTCAGGATTTTCGCACCCTGCTAACCATCTGCGAATATTCGCCTGTTCCCTTGCCTTTGTAATCTCATTCGGGCTGGCATCAACTCGATCCACAATATCCAACGCTTGTTCTGCATAAGCATGACTGCGCTCTCTCTTGGCGTACTCCAGCAATGCCTTGGTTTCAGGGTTCTTGTTTAAGGTATGGGAAAGCATCCTTCTAGACACATTGTAATCTTTTGCAATCGAGGTCATGGTTTCGCCATCAGCAATGCGCTCGATTAACTTTTCGATACCACCTGATTTCTCAATATCGGCTAATAGCCGTCTTTTCATCGGTTGTCCTGCCATGTGGTAAATATATGACACATTGCTGAAATGGCAAAGAACCAAATCTTCACGCTGTCAGTCATTTTTTACCTACACCTACGCCTATCATACCCCACCCCACCGGGGGGGCATTTTGGTCTATTCTGCCCAAAATTGGTACACTTCCGGCACTTTTTTATGCGTTATTGGTGTAACATAATACCCATAATACTATACCAATATAAAAGCCAATAAAAACAATGACTTATATGTATAAAAAGTTACATAATGTGTATTATGCGTCAAAGTATTATCTTTGCCTCGCATAAGCAATGTTTGCAGTCAGTGCTACTTTTCTAGGTTTTTCTATTTCGTAACGCCACAATTGATATTCATTGTCTGCAATCTTAACAGTTTCACGCTCTAAAGGATTGTTGTATAATTGATACAGTGCGTATCTAGCACGACCAATATTATCCTTGTCGCAAGTCACAAATGTATTGGGTTTCAAATCACCAAGAATGCCAAACCATTTGCCTCGATCCTTCCCGGTTAAGTATGGCTTATGATCTTTAGTCATTACCATCGCAATCACCCTTAAAGCTCTCAATGTTCTTTACAATATCCTTCTGATACTTCTCATGCTCACTTAAAGCGACCATAATACCTGAATAGCAGATAATATCCTGCATAGAATCCTTGTGATCAGGTGATTTCATTAATCTTGCTAGCTTTAGTGCAATTAGCAAAGTTGTTACGTCTACAGTCGTTAAATCAGCACTAAGCTTTGTTCTAAGCAATACATTCCATAATGTTTTGATATCTTCATGGTTATCGATTGCATTGCCATAACTAGACCCTCGATCATTAATCAGTTTACTAGCCTCAACAATCTCTTCTCTTATTTTCTTTTCAATATCCATTACTGCTCCTTTTCTATTAAATGCTCTGGAATGTATGCTAACGAAATTGGTCTATTCTTATCGTATGTCTTGTTTGCCCTGTAATACTTGCTGGCGCAGATATTAGAACAAAAGATCTTTCTAATATTCGCATAGCCAAACTGTCTGCCACAAAACACACAATGCTTTTTGCCTTTAAAGTTATCTACTCTCATATTTCTGCCTCAAAATGGTATATCATCGTCAAAATGGTCTTCTAGTCCTGTAATAAGCGACCCCGGAAACTTACATTTCGTTTCTATGACAGCTACAGGCAAACAATTGACAAGAGCCTCAAGTGAGATCCATGCCTCGTTATCTGCCCATGTGGCCGGCATATCTTTTAAATCCTGCACAACATTGATTTGTACTTTTCCCCTGTCTTGATGCTTAGTGACCCAAACAGTTGTTGGTATATGTTTGACCCCTAATTCAACCAGTGCCCGATCTAAAGCCTTCCACGCCCTAATCATGGCTCTACCCTTATCAAGTATCATCTTACTGTCACCTGACCTCTTAGCCTCTTTAAACATCTTTTCCTGAGCAAGGAATGCCTTCCTCAAACCATCATCAACCTTCTTGAGATTAGCCTCGATAAGACCAAATTTTCGCTCCATCATATCGGCAATCGACTTCAAGTGATCAACTATACTTTCAGCCTCGTTTTCGGTGTATCTTGAGTACATATTTCAACCTAACATAAATGTAACAAACGTGTTTTCTAGTGAGGATTTAGTGAGGATTAGTGAGGAAACTAGTTCTCCTCACCTCACTAATCTCCCTAAAGGTAAAAGCCTTTAGTGAGGAGATAGTTCGTGAGGTGCGTTTAGTGAGGAACTAGTGAGGACTAGTGAGGAACTCATAGATCTTCCCTGTTGCTAGAACCATCCAAAAACCGACTAAAATCATCCTTTGATCTACGATAATTTGCGACCCCAAAGTTAACTTCCAAACAATAACAAGTAGAACAAACACACTCGTCAGATGGATAGTCCAGCCATACACTTGCCGGCTGTTTTCTGCACCGGTCACAAGTATATTTTGGATCTCTCTTTGAGCCTAATCCTGACATAAAACAGCACTCCTCTGTTGACCAGCGACATATTCCATTTTGCCGTCTTCCACTAACGATTGTCTTGCCCTGCGTATAGTCATTAGATCTAAATCCAACGCCTTTTTGACTTCTGTCATTGTGGGCGCATACCCATTTTCATCGATATACTTCTTGTAGAAATTAAATATGTGTTTTTGATTTGGACTTCTAAATTGCATCACAAACTCCAGTCTGTCTTAAATGTTAATGATTTCTGACGTTCACTACGTGCTGGCTTTGCCGGTATAATCTTTTCAGGTTGTGCCTTAAAGTGGCGCATTTTGCGTTCCACAGTGAAAATAGGTATGCCTAGGTCATTATTAAACACGCCACGTTCATGTAGCCCCATCTTGTCAATAATCTGCGCCTCAAACTGTTCAACCAGTTCACCCACTTCTTTTTGCGCTTTCTTAGCCTCGTAATAATCTTCTGCAATTGATGAATCATTGCCGGCTAAATCAACACAAGGTAAATCCTCTTCGACAATAGGATATGCGCTGGATGCCTCTTTAACGCTGTCTGATGGGTAAAAGTCAGGTTGTTTAAGCCTTTTATAGAAATCATCACAAGCATCTAGTATCTGCTTTTGCATTTCAGCATCAGGCTCATAAACATACAAAGCTAACTGAGATCCCTGATAAAGTGTGGCTATAACGCCCCAAGATGCCCAAGGACAGCACAAAAACTGTGCTTGCAGTTGCCATACCCCACGCCAACTTGGTGGCTCTGCGCTGAAAAATGAGCGTGTATTCTTAGCCTCAATGATGCCTTTACCTTGCATCTCGATATAATCCTGACCTTGGGGCAAGAATATATTATCTGTTGGATATATTTTTTTAGTCATCGTTCAGCACTCCATCTAAACTGCATTCTAAGAAATCTTTGCCATAACTGTAGACCTCTGTAATTTCAGTGTTGACCGTACAGCCTAATAACTTTGCAGATTCTTGTAGAATGATAGGTTCCAAACGATTGCCCCATTGCATAAGTTCATTTTCTGGGGTTTCAGGTGGTTGGTCATAGCCTTTATAATTATGATACAGCTTTTCCTTCAACAGTTCATTTCTGGTTTTAAATGGTGATTCACCCATTAGCGTTGCGATCTGCGATGCAGACAGCAATTTGTCGCTCGTAATTTTACCGACCATTACAGAGCCAACCCGACTATCAATATGGTTGAAATTGCTGTGAAAATGAGTATGGTTTCTGCGACTAGCATTGTCAGGTTTCGCAGAGTTTCCTTCCTGCCCTGCCTATGCAGGAAATCCTGTATGTTGTAGTACCACTTGTTTGAGCGATAATATATATTATGCGAACCTTTCAAGTATAATTTATGTTTTAATTGTTTCATAATTGCTCCTTGCCCTTGTTTTATTGACATTTTCATTTTTCTCAATCTTATTTTTTTGTACGTTACTCTGTACAATCTTTACTATACTAAATCTAGGGTTTTTTATAAGACCTCTGCGAGGCTCTTTTTCTTTCCCTTAATTCACAATTAACTTCCCAAATAGCTTGCCTCATTAACATAATTTTATGATTAGGTTTATAGACACTATCTGACAAATCCTTTAGTTTTATTGCGAGTTCATTGATAGATTTAGATGCCTGTTTTAAATCGTCAGTTGTTAATGCTGGAACATCAATTCTTGCGCTGTCAGTTCCACCATTTTTATAACGTGTAAATTCATCATCTAAAAAAGTCCTTTTACGTGCCTCTTTTGTAGAGCGATCAGCTATGTAAGCCTCTCTTGCCTCAAATTTTAGTTTCTGGTCTGGTGTAAAATTTCTTCTTTTGTAATCCATTTGTACCTCTCAATGTACTCATGTTAGCTACATTTATGCATAAGTCCATTTTTATATTTGAACAGATTTTGGGGGTTTTTAAGTAGTTGACGTAGCGTTATCAATAACTTAACTGTTCAAATTTTGAACACTTTTTACGATAAAATATCATCTAAAACAGAATTATTGTAGTTTTTCACAAAATTAACTATTTTTCGATTATCGCCTGATTTGAATTTCCACATATTGTAATCGGCTGTTCTTTGTATCATAAAGTCATTGCTTTTATAGCAAAGTTGGCTAGCTTTATCATTACGAATTTTAGAAATGAACCAACCCTCTTCCAAACATTCTTTGATGACTTGTGAAATCATGGATCTATTAAAATTATAGATTTGATGAAGTTCTGATTGAAGTGTCCATTTATCTTTAAGTGTTTCACAGATCATGTGGCAACCAATTATTCTCTTTTGAAGTGTAGACCTAAAATAATTGACCATTCGCTTATGGTCGCTGTCTTTGGCATATTGGGTGAAATTTTTATAATTAAGGATTTGTAGTTCCATTTCGAGAGATGAAATAATGTAGTCTTTGTGTTTTTGATCTAAAACAGGACTTGCTCCTTTTGGGTTACAATTTAATTTGTAATCGAATGCGCCTTCATTATTTAAATGTCTTTTCTGCCCCTGCCAATATGTCAATTGTTCATTCAGCGTACTTTGTGTATTTTCTGTGGTCATTCTTTTTCTCCTTCATAAATAATTTCTTTTAAAACACTTGGATACCATTTGCTTTTACCACTTACTGTCTTGATGTTACGTTGTTCCAGCAATCTACATAAATCAGTCAAGCTTTCTGTACGTTCCTCTTTCTTTATTTTTTGTATAAGAGGAAATAACTTTAGCCTAAATGCCTTCCAACGCTCTTTATTTGCTCTCTGGGCGTGTTTTATTACGTCAGTACCTTTTTTGTTACGAAATGTCTTACCAGCCTTCTCCACCCTTTTCTGCCCTTCTCGTATCTTTAAAGAATGCTCTTCTTTCTTTTTACGAGCCAGTGCAGTCATTTTCTTGAGAAATTCTAAGGTAGACACTGGTCTAAACATTGGACTCCAATCAATCCCAATAACCCTAACCCTCGACTGTAATATCATAGTCATGGGTCTAAGTTTATGGTCAAACTTTGTTGCCTCATTGGTAATGAGAACAGCGTCATTGTCCTTACAAATCTCTAATGCAGATTCAAGTCCGGGGTATCTTTTTGCGTCTGTTTCAGTCACAGTTTCTATTACCTGAGATTTAGGACTTTCTGACAAAAACCATTCTATGGCATCTTGGTTTGCTGATGTTTTATCAACATAATAGCTGACTAAGTTGCCGTATATTTTATGTTTCACTATTTTTCTCCTACCAAAGTGTTCCTGATAATTTATGCCCTAAATATTCAATTTGTGCGATACTGCATTCTTCAGTTTGTAGCTGATAATCCTGCTGGTTTGTTACATTATCAATAAACATTGAATCTGGATCTTGGTCTTCAAGAAAATCTTCAATACGATTTTCATAAAATTCATCTTCAGTACAATCTGGTTCTTCATCTTCTTCTAAATCGTCCAGAACATAAGTTTGATAAGTACCATAATTTTCATGTACCCAGCTTTTTACTTTCTCCATATCAACATCAACATCAAACTCAAAATGCTTAACGTCAGTTTTTTCAATTGTAACTTTATATTGCATCATTATTCTCCATTATTATTTCTCTTATATTACATCATAAATATTTTTTATTACATTGCAAGTATAACATATAACTTTTTTTTATATAAAATGTAACACACGTAAACATTCCATTAAAAAATAAACTATCATATAACAGATGTAATGTACAACTTTTTTTATTTTATATTAGTGGAACAAAACAATGGAACTTCAACCACAACAATTGCACTTAAATAAAACAACAAGATTGCAATTAAAAAAAGAGGCTAAAAGACAGCGTATTTCTATGTCTAAGTTAGCTGAAGATTTAATAATAGCTGGGTTAAAACAGCTTAAAATGAAAAGTAGCCAATCGACATTAGCTGATTTGGAAAATTTACAAAGGAGAATTAACTGATGACAAGTCGGTCTAAGCGAATTGGCTACGCTTTAGAGTATGCTGTTGTAAAATTTTGGGATTCTTATGGCGTACCAGTCAAAAGAATTTTAGGTAGTGGTGCTTTTAAACATTATTCTGACACGCTTGCGTCTGACGTAGATCTCAATGGTTACAAAGTTGAATGCAAGAGGCGCAAAGCAGGAACTGGTTTTGCTAGTTTGTACAAATGGTTTGATCAGGATGATGCTCAAATATTGGTATTACACGCAGACCGAAAAGAAAGGCTGTATGTAGTGAAAGAGAAAACATTCGCAGATTTCGCAAGAAAAATGGGATGGATGGAGAAACCTGAAACAGAAGGAGATAAATAATGGATTTAGGTTTAATAGGAAGTGGAGATTCCAAGTGGATCTCATTTAAGCCAAGTGTGAATGCTTGGTTAGTTAATGGTGAAGAGCATACATTAAAACAATGTTTGATTGATCCTGACACATTAAAGACAGGCTGGATTAAAATCGAGGCTGGGTCAGCACCTGATGCTGTCTGGGATGAAAGCATTGGGAAGGTAGGCAGTAGACCTTCTGATGATCATAAAAGAGGATTACAAGTGATGCTGTACCTTGGCAAAGACCTTGGATGGCATCAATGGCAAACAAGTAGCGTTGGCGCACTTAGAGGCTTTTCAAACATATGGTCAAAAATTCATAAAGAATTAGGTGATAATGAAGGTAAGGTTGCCCATGTGGAATACCTTAAATCGGACATAGACACAAAAGGTAAGGGTCAAACAAGAATACCGGTTTTTGCTTTGTTAGGCTGGAAAAATCCCCCACAAGATGAAACAGCACCTGAACCAAAAGTAGAAGTGCAAACGACAGAAGATCTGTCAAAAAACTTATTTTAATTTTCTCCATTAACTAGGGGTGATTATTCACCCCATTTTTTTATGATTGAGCAACACACAAAAGAAATTGCTATTGCTTTGCTGGGTGAACCTAATGAAAAGCTGTCTAAGCCATCAGAACTTAGATGGGGTACATTTGGTTCATTAAGTATCGATATTGAGAAAGGTACGTTCTACGACCATGAGCAAGCCAGTGGTGGTGGGTTAACGCAACTTATTGCGTTGCATGGGAAAGATCCTAAAACCTTTTTAGATGAACTTGGAATTAATAATGAATTTACTCCAGCATCATCACCAAAAGTTGTGGCTCGATATGAATATAAAGATGAAGAAAACAAACCTTCTTATGAGGTTATTAGATTTGAGCCTAAGACATTTAGACAGCGCAGATTTGATTGTCAGGCACAAAAGTATGTGTCCGGGTTAAAAGATGTAACGCCCCTTCCCTATAATCTTCCAGAAATTATTAAACAGAAAGACGATACAATATACATTGTCGAGGGTGAAAAGGATGTTGAAACTTTACGTGAAAAAGGTTTGCTAGCTACTTGTAATTCCGGTGGTTCTGGCAATTGGAATCCTGCCCTTAATAAATTTTTCCAGCATCGAAATATTGTTATTCTGCCTGACTGTGATGAGGCTGGGAAATCTCATGCAAAATTAGTAGCCTCTGAATTACAAGGTATAGCAAAATCTATAAAGATTATTGAATTACCTGATTTAAAATCAAAAGAAGATCCAACAGATTTTTTTAATAAAGGTGGTACAATTGAACAGTTAATGCAATGCATTAATCAAACGTCAGAAGTCACTGAAAAAATTGATAAACCACAATTATTTGATGCATGGCAAATTATAGATCCACTTACAATAGAACCAAGAGATTTTTTGTACCGGGATTACACTAGATATTATTGTAGTTTGTTAGTAAGTCCGGGCGGTATTGGCAAATCAAGTCTTTCAATTGTTGATGCAATTGCAATGGCATCTAATCGTAATTTGTTGGGCGCAATTCCAAAACAAAAATTAAAAGTTGTTTACTATAATTCTGAAGATCCACTACAGGAAATACAGCGCAGGGTTATAGGTTGCTTACAGCACTTCAACATAGATCAATCTGAGATCAAGAATTATTTGTTTCTAGCGTCAGGCAGGGATCAGGACTTAGTACTAAGCCAAGGCATTGACAATGCCATCAATGAGCAAAATTTTGACCTTATAGAGCGTTTTTGCATTGATAATAGTATCGATGTTTTAATACTCGATCCTCTTGTTAATATGTTAGGTAGTGCGTCTGAAAATGACAATTCGCTCATGGGTAGCATCACAAAAAGATTATCGATGCTTTCTGAGAAATGTCAGTTAGCCACAGTTATTGTGCATCACACAAGAAAAACAAATCAGCGTGAAATGTCAGTGGAAGATTCCAGAGGCGGTATCCAGCTTGTCAGTGGCTGTCGTTCTGCGTCTTTCTTACAAAAGATGGATGATGATTTTGCGACCAAACATAATCTAGAGGCGCATCGTTATTTTAGCATTAATAATGGGAAGGCAAATCTAAAACCATTAGCAAAACAATCTTGGTTCGAGAAGATTTCTGTAGATCTCATAAATGGTGATCAAGTTGCAGTCGTTGTTCCTTATGAACTTCCTGATGCCTTCGCAGGGGTAACAAAACAAATGGCAAGAGAAGTTCAAATACGATGTACAGAGGCTGACCCACCTTACAAACATCATTATCAGGCAAGTAATTATGTAGGCAAAGTCATTGCTGAAGTTCTTGGTTTAAAACTTTCTAATAAATCCGACAAAGCAAAAATATCTGAAATTTTAAAAACTTGGATACAGAATGATGTGCTTTGTGTAGAAGATGAAATTGATAAAAGACAAGGAAGAGAAATTAAAGCAGTTCGTGCTGGCTCTGTAAATCCAATGGTGATGGCATGAGCAGTCAGGCACAGTTAGATTTCTTTGGGGTGAAAAGGAGCAAAAGGGAATCCCATTGCAAAAATCATAACAAAAAAATACCCCCTTTCCCATACACAAAGCCTACATTGGTGCAAGCTGATCAGAGTTTTCTTCAGTTAAAAAATGAACAATTAAATTTAGTTGATAAGAAGTGGAATGCTAAAGGTGGTATTACAGGAAGTCTATTAATACCAAAATCAAAAAATGGTATGAAAGCTAGTGATTATTTTCATTGGCAAGCAAGGATGTCCTGTGACAGTTTAAACAGTCCGTCACCTATTAGAAGTTGGTACGATAAAAAGATCCGAAAGAGTGTAGAAAGTTCAATTTATTACAAAGAAAACCCTGCCCAAGCTCTTGCCCTAAGAAAATATATAGCTTCACAATTTAGACCATCATCAGCAAAGATTTTGATAGAACATTTTGATGTTAAAAAATGGTATGATCCCTGCGGTGGGTGGGGAGATAGGATGCTTTCAGCACAAGCCACTGGCATCGAGTATTTTTGCAGAGATGTAAACCCATTGGTTTTTTCTGGCTACGCTTTGCAACAACAACATTTTGGGGGGAACGTATCATTTGAACTGAAAGGATCTGAAATTGATTGCCCTGAGAAAGAATATTTTGATTTTGTTTTTACATCTCCACCTTATTACAAAATAGAAAAGTATTCAGGAGAAAAACAATCCTACAAACTTTTTAAAAAATTTGAAGAGTGGGTAATAGGTTTTTTAATACCTATGCTTTCTAATAGTTGGGATTCACTTAAACCGAAAGGTGTTTTTGCAATTAATGTGGCTAATGTTTACGCAAACCATGAAGTTAACAATATATGTGACCCAGTATTAAATTTCATAAAAAAAAGAAGTAATGACGTTAGATTTATTGGCTACCCAATGAGTTTAAGACCTAACACTAAAATTTCAAAGAAACTGCCTTATTGTGAGCCAATTATTGTAGGCGTAAAGTCATGAGCAGTGTAGCCACAGGAACTAAAGTATTACTTTTTGCCTTGCTTGAATTTAACAGTTTTGAAAACTGCAATAAAGCAAAAGAGATACTTGCTCCACTTGGGCATCATAATTTAATTTATGAATGCCAATGGCATAATCACAGTGATGTATTTTATTTTACACATTCTGAAAGGCACGTATTTTTTTCAACAGTACCTCTGCCTAGACCTGACAATTTGACAAAAAAAAGTGGCATAAGGTGATGCCACTTTGAGGGAGATTTGGAGAAAAAAAAATGTTTACAGGCAATTAATGCTATAATTTTTTTTTAATGAAATAAAATAAATTATCTTCACCTAGTCATTTCTGTGGCTGATACTAATCCCCCTGCTTGAGCCATTTTATCTGAAACACTTTCTAATGCTCTAGCTAATAAATCAGGATCAGCACTAAGGCTCAACATTCTCTCTGCTAATCTTGGATCTCTTTGTGTCAAGAAGTTTGCTATTTCAGCTAATTGTGCATCGCTTAAATTAGTTTTACCTTTTAATGTTCTTGAAAATGTTCTTGCCATTTCTATAGGATTGCCACTCATTACAGCACCAATAGCATCTACACCTTGATTAAGACCACTTCTAATTCTATCACCACCTTCAGTTAGTAACGCTGTTTGTGAGCCAACTCTTGGATTTATATCTTTAGCTAATAAATTTGTTTTATTAGCAAGGTTTAAACTTTTAAGTAGTGATTCACCATATTCATCATCAGCCAATACGTTTTTTAAAAGTTTAGCAATTCTACTGTTTGGGTCATTTATTTGTCCAATTAAAGTTGCCTTTTTTCTCGTATCTAAAGTTCTATTAATTCCATTTACAATACCCATTTTAAACATCCTGATAGCCTCATCATTCCCTTTTTCAAGTAAATTTTCGTAATATAATGCGACTGTATCACTATCTTTATTTAAGGCTGAACTTCCAAAATCTATTGCCTCTTTAGATGCAAAGTTTTGAGAGGCTACAGACCTAGCATTTTTTAGGTCAGGACTAAATTCATCTAAAAGATTTTGCAGATTTTTACTTACATTTACAACAGCCTGTCCACCTCTTGACCCACCCTCTCTAAATAATTTGTCACCTTGGTCTTTAAGAGATCTTAATATGTATTCAGCCTCTTCTAAAGTTGGGGGTCTATTTGTAAAAGTAACATCACCATTTTTGGCAATGTTAAAAAATGGACTTAATTGTGGGTTGTATAATTTAATATCACGAAATGCTTTTTGACCTAACCCTCTTTTTATAATTTCATTTCTTATAAAGTCTGCTATTTCATCAGAAACTAATGTTTCATTTTCAAATATAGGATTATATAACAGATCCTCTTCCTCTCTCATCCTTTGTAATTCAGTCTTTTTCTGTTTAATTATATTTTTGTCTGCATTAGGTGCTAAAGTTGTTTTTAAATCATCTATAGATTTATCACTTCTACTGGTCGCTCTTTCTCTTAAAACTTCGTTAACTCGCATTCTTAGTCCTGTATCTTGATTAACTAATTGTCTAAGATATACTCCTAATGTTGCATTTCCTTCGGCTGGCATTTCTCCATTAGCTATTCTAGCAATAATTGTATCTATTTCTTCCCCTGAATCTTGAACCATTTTACTTAATACTTTTTCAGCCTCAAGTGACATTTTATTGCCAAATCTTCTTTTGATGCCTTCAATAATAGGCGCACCAAGTACACCCAACCCCTTTAAAATAGCACCACCAGCTAAAGATGAAAGCGCACCAGTATAAGCACCTTCAAAACCAGAAGAGTAAGTTTCTGGATTGTTTCCCTTATCCTCTTCTTGTGCGCCAATTTTTGTTGCTGAACCAACTAAAGCACCACCCCCTGCTAAATTGAGACCTTTTTTAAGTATATTAGATCCAGTTTTTAATATTCTTGTTTGAGGTATCATTGCAGACGCAAGAGCCGTTGTCGTTCCACCAGCTATTTTTCCTGTTGTTGTAGTTCCGGGGAACTGTTCCTCATA